TGTCCAGCTCCTCGAGGTCGCGGGAAAGGTCCAGCTCCAGGCCGGTGGACCATTCCGGCGCCAGCTCGAGCACCGGGGCGCCGCGGTACAGCACCGGCGATGCCTCGGGCGTGCCGTCCCATGGGTCCAGCAGCTCGAACGTGAGCCTGGCCGAATAATTGGCGTCACCGGTGAATCGGCGCAGGCGCTGCGCAACCTCCAGGCGGCCGGCGCGGGTCGGCACCACGCGCGAGCCGGCGGGCCAGTCCTGCTCGGTGGTGTTGGCCAGCAGCAGGTGGGTGGGCGTCACGTCCGCCACGGTCAGGCTTTCATACTGCCGCGGGTCATGGCCAAGCACCAGCACGTCCACGCCCGGGGCAAACTCGGTGCCGGCGGTAGCCATGGGGATGACGCCCGATCCCGAGGGCAGGGGGGCGGACAGGTCGCGGCCGTCGTGCCAGATGGGCACGGCCCACGCATCGGCACCGGTGGCCCACAGGGCCGCCTCGAGGTGCCGGCGGTCACGGCCATGGACCAGGACGGAAAATTCATAGGTGCGTCGGGCACCGATGCGCACGGCCATGCGCTGCTCTGCACCATCCGCCAGCGGGGTGATATCGGTTTTCCATTCCAGCCGGTCGGTGATGCCATCGGACCAGTCAGGCCGCCAGCCCCAGCTGCGCACGCGTGAGCCGGTCATTGGGATTGCCGGGGATTGCGCGCCGGTCCATGCGAAGGTGACGCCGCCGGCCAGCTTGGGCTCTCCCTCGGCGGCAACGGTGATGGCCAGGTCCACCAGCCGGTGCCGGCCAGCGTCATGGGCGCAGCAGGGGCCACGCTCACGCTGCCGGTGTTGTCCACAAACCCGATTTGATAAGCCATCACGCCACCGACTGTTTCACGCGCCCAGGGTTGCGGCCGATGATGTTTAGCACGGCCTCCTCGCCCGCCGAGCTGTCCAGGTAGTCCTGCACCAGTGACGGGTCGATGACATTGATAACCCGCGTGCCACCGCCACCGCCACTGCGACCGCCACCGTTCATGACGTTGCGCGGGTCATCCTTGGCCAGGACCTCCTCGCCACGCTGCAGGATGGCCGGCACCTCATCGGATTTGATGCCCGGCAGCCCGCCGGAATGGAAGCGCGGGGCGCCCAGGAACAGGGCCGGATCCACGTTGCGGCGCGAGCCGGCACGGCCCACCACGCCGCCGTTGTGCAGCACGCCGGCGCTTGCGCCACCCATGGCGGCCACGGTCTTGCCCAGGCCCGGATAGATGGCGTCCAGCATCTGCAGGACCAGGAAGGTGGCCAGCGCCTTGGCTGCGACCTGGGCCATGCCTTGGATGAAGCCCAGCACGAAGTCCCGCAGGGCATCGCCTGCGCTCTTGCTGCCGGTGGCCAGGTCGGTGAACAGGTTGGCCAGCGAATTGATGGCCTGGTCACGCGCCTGATTCTTGAAGGTCTGCATGCTCTGGGTGACGCGCGCCAGCTCCGCGTCCACCACTTTCAGCTCCTCGGCAATTTTCAGGTTGTCGGGGTTAGCGGCCTGCAGGTCCAGCAGCGCCTGGCGGTAGCGCGCCAGCTGCTCCAGCGATGCCTCACGCGCGGCCTGCAGGGTCTGCTCGGCCGTGGTCGGGTCAATCTGCCCGGCATCCTGCTGGGCGGCCACCAGCGTTTCGGTGCTGCCCAGCCCGCTCATGGTCTCCTGCACCTGGGTGCGCAGGGTCTGCAGCTGCTGCTCTACCGCCTTCATGTTGAACAGCTTGGGCAGCAGCTCCTGCATTTCCGGGCTGCCGGCGTACTGGCGCAGCTGGTCGGCCAGCTCCTGCTTGAGCCGTTCGGCCGCCTCGGCACCGGTCTGCCCGGACATTTCGGCCATCTGGGCCTTGACCAGGCTCAGGGCGTTGGCCAGCTCGCGCTCGGCTTGGGCCTGCTCACGCGCGATGGCCGGGCCAATGGCGGCACGGTCGCGCTGCAGCTTCTCGATTTGGACCAGGGCCTTTTGCTGGGCGTCCTGCTCCTTGGCCACCGCCAGCTCCTGGCGGGCCATGGCAATGGCAGTATCGATGGCGGCCTCCTGCATCGCCTGCTTGCGCGTGAAGTAATCCCGCAGGCTCACCTCACCAGCGGCATACATGCGGTCCAGCTCGGCCAGGCTGCGGTCTATCGAGTCGCGCAGCAACTCGAGGTCGGCCAGCATTGCGGAAACGCTGGACTTCCCAGAAGCCCCCACGCCGGAGCCGGAGCCAGAACCGCCAGTGCGCGCGCCCGGCACCCCGCCCGCGCCTCCTGTCCTTTCGATTCCAATGGCCTGCGCCGTTTTAACCAAACCGTCCAGGACTGATTCCATGCCGCTGGACGCCTGCCAAAGCACCTGCCCCCTGAAAGCCTCGCCGAATACCGTGCCCATGGCATTGCCGGCCTTATCCCATGCCGCCATGTTGCGCCCAACCGCTGCGCTCACGCCAGAAAAGTCCCCCCTGATTAGCGCGCTGGCAGCTGCGCCAAACTCCCTGAATGTGCCGATCCACGTATCGATAGATTTTGAGATTACAGCGCCGATGCCGGACATGGTGCCGCTGAATACGCCGGCGATCATGTCCAGAACTTGTGCAACGGTGCGCAGGATTCGGAACCACAGCGCCTCCTGCCGCGTGCCAGCCGCATCTGCATTTGCGGCCATCTGATCGAAGGTGTGGGCGGCGGCTTTGTCCGTGTCGGCAAAGAAGCGCTGCACCTCGCCCGAAACGAATTCGATTTGACCGACAAGGCCATCCCAGGCTGCGCGCATGAGGTCGCCCAGCGAGGTTGTGTCGTCAATCCCGAGCTTGATTTCATCGCGCAGCACCGTGACAGCCGCAACCACTGCCGCGATGGCCATGGCCAGTGCGCCGAACGGGTTGGACGCGATGAGTGCGTAAACCACCTTCAGCTGCGCGGCGAAGGCGACCAGCAGCCCAGGAGCGAAGGCCACAGCCAGGGCAGCGCCCAGCGCGACAACGGCAGCGATGACCGCCGGCATGTTGTTGGCGATGCCGGACAGTGCCCCGGCGATGGCCTGGGTGGCCGCCATGACCGCCGGGCTGGTGGCCAGGTACTGCAGGAAGGAATTGCGAATCTGGGTAAAGGCGCCGGCGATGGTCAGCGGCATTTGCCCGAACTCGGCAGCGATAACGTCCGCCTGCCCCTCCAACGCGCCCAGCACCACCTCGGTGGTCAGCTTGCCCTCGGTGGCGAATTCGCGCAGCTTGCCGATGGGCATATTCAGGCCCTCGGCAATGGCCTGGGCCAGCCGTGGGGTTTGCTCCAGGACGCTGTTCAATTCCTCGCCGCGCAGCTGGCCGGATGCCAAGCCCTGCGACAACTGGAACAGGGCGGCCTCGGCACTCGCCCCGCCGCCGCTGATCTGGGTTGCTTGGTTGATGGACTCGGTGAGGGCCAGCACTCGCTCCTGGCTCAGCCCCATCTGCTTGGTGCTGCGCTCAATGCGGGTGTACAGGTCGCCGGTTGCCTTCAGGCTGGTGCGCGTGCGCTGGGCAATGGCAAAGGTCTGCTGCTGCGCCTTGTTGAACTCCTCGGCGCTGCGGGTGGCCAGCTTGAGGCGGGCGGTGTGCTCTTGCACCTCGTCGGTCATCTGGGCCAGCCCGCGCAGGCTGAAAGCGGCGCCCAGGGCGGTGCCCAGCTGCAGGGCCACGCGGCCGGCAGTGCGCATGCCATCGGTCATGCCGGCCGTGGTTTTCTCGGCGTGCTGCTTGAACTTGCCGAGGTCTTGCTGGACCGTCCCGAGCGCCCGTTTCAACTCATCCAGCTGGGCGGAAATGCGGATTGTTAGCCGGGGGTCAGCCACGTTGCGGTCCTCGATGCTTTCAGCAGGTCGGTGAAATGTCGCTGTTTGTACTTGACGCCGCGCAAAATCATCATTTGCTCAGTGCGCGCCATCTTGCGCCGGGTTTCTGCCGCCTCACCGTAGGCCCGAAACTGTGCCAGCGTCATGCCGTGCACGTCCGTGAGGGTGAAGCCAGACGCCACCAGTACGGTGATGGCGTCGGCCCAGCCCCAGCTCTCGCCTGGGCTTACTTGCCCCGGCCCAGCATCGGCAGCACCCGGTGCACGAAAAAATCCCGGTTCACCGTCCACAGGGCCTGCAGCAGCGAAAACGCCTCATCGAGCTGCAGCCCGTCCACCGCCTCGGCTTTCATGCCGGTGCAGATGGTGATGGCTTCATTGATGGCCGGGCCGTGCTCGGCGTACAGGTCCAGCAGCTCCACCGGGTCCAGCTCGGTGGTGTCGGGGGTGTCGCCGGCACCCTGGCCGCCTGCAGCCTCTGGCGAGGAGGTGGCAGGGGCCAAGGCGACCAGGGCACCGAACGCGGGCCGGATAGCCTTCACGAAGCGGGGCAACTGCCCCACGGTGATGGGCTTCACGGTGATGATTTGGCCACCGGCCAGGGTTACGTCCTGGCCGGTGGGGGCGATGATTTCATGGCTCCTCGCATCCATGGTCATGCCGCCAGCGTTGCGTCGAAGTAGCGCGACACGCCCACGCCGGTGCGGCTGGTGTCGGCCTGAACCTTGCCCGAGACTTCCAGGGCGGCGTGCTCATCGGCAGACACCAGGGCAAGCGCCTGGGCCGGGCCGAACTTCACGCGGTAGGCGCGGACGCGGGCAGGCTTGCCGCTACGGGCCTCATTGAGGCCGATAAATAGCATTTCGTAATCCTTGGCCGACTGGGTGAGGGCGGCCATCGTGTCCTGCGCGCCGTAGGTGTAGGTCACGGCCAGGTTGGCGGCGCCATCCACCGGGGCCGGGATGGTGGACGTGGCCGGAATGTGCAGGCCACCCTCGCGGAATTCGTAGTCATCGCCCTCGACATAGACCGGGGTGCCGCCCGGGCCGGTCACGGTGGTGATGGAGGTCGGCAGGTTGGCCAGCGGGGTGAAGCCGCCCTTGTAGCCCACCACGGCCTCGGCGGTCGCGGTGCCGGCCACCACAGCGGTGGTGGTGCCGAAGAACGCCATGGCCAGGTTGGCCGGGCTCAAGTCGTGCATCGTGATGTTCACGTCCACCGACTCAACGCGCTTGACCTCGTTGTACACGCCGCCGCCCGGCTGGGTGTAGTCCTGCAGGGTGATGGCGTTTTCGGTCACGCCGAAGTTGACGGCGCTGGCGTTGCCAATCGGCAGGAAAGCGGCGGCGCTGCCGTATTCGCGCAGGTAGGCCTGCCCGGCGCCCATATAGCTGTAATCCATGTTGATGGTTCCTCAGTTGCTGCCGCGGTAGGTGCGGCGGATAGTGAAAGCCACGGGCCAATAGGCAAAGCCTGCATCGCTTACCTGCGCGCCGCTTGCCTGGGCCAGCCTGAAGGTGGACGGGAAGCCCGTGCCCTCGATAGGCGGACGCCAGCCGATTACGGCGGGCAGCAGGGCGTCGAAGATGGGCGAAACGTCATCGCGGGCACCATCGCCAGTTGCGAAGCCTTCCACGTTGCGCGTCACCAGCACCACCAGGAACTCGAATTCAACCGCCTGCTGGATGCCTTGGCCAACCTCATCGCCCGGCCGGTATCCGTTATAGATGACGGCCGCGGCAGGATGCACCTGCGACTGTTCCTCAACCTGGGCATACTCGCCGGCGGTGTAGACGGTGGACACCAGCCCGGTGTCCTTCAGCTTGGCCACCAGGCGGGCGGCCAGCTCCTCCTCGATGCGTTGCACGCTCATAGCTGCAGGGCCCTTTTCATTGCTTCCAGGCCAGACGCCGCCCACTGCTGGGGCAGGTCCACCTGGTTGGATTTGGTGATGGGCATGAACGGCCGCGCCGGCACGGTCACCTCCTTGGCGAAGATGAACCCATTGGGGCCGGGGAATCGAAGCATGCTCACGTTCTTTGGGCGGATCGTCGCACCGAACTGGTGGACGTTTCGCCCGGGGTGGTTGGTGCCGATGATTACCTCATTGGCACCGGTCTGCATGGTGATGGACCGCTGCAGCGCGCCGGTGTTGCGCAGGGGCTGGCCCTGCCGCAGCTTCACTGGCAGCCAGGCGGCGCCCCACGGGCTGCGCCCAAGCCGGAAGCCCAGGCGGATGCGATTAAGCACCACGCTGCCGAAGGCGCCGAGCGCGGCCTGCGCGTTGCCGCCGTCCCGCTTGATCTGCTCGAGCCTGGCCTGCACGGCCGCCAGGTCTACATGGACCTTGGCCGCCATGTCACAGCAGCCCGGTATAGCGGTCCAGCACGCAGTCGGTGAACACCCGCTCGCGTGCGCTCACCGCAATGGTGCCCGGCGCTGCCTCCACCGGGTCAGGGAACAGGCCCGGGATGGTCGCCTCTCCCTTGGCCACCATCTTGAGGAAGTCAAGCGCCAGCTTGCGGCGGACAACCACCGCGGCCGGGCTTTCGTCATCCTTCACGTCATCGTAAAGCTCATAGCGGGTCAGGTCGGCCGCGAGCTCCACGATACGTGGCGGCACCGTCGCCACGATGGGCAAAACGATGCCGCCACGCATTGCCAGGTAGCTGTCCACGATGGCGTCGGCATCCGCTGCGGCGGCCTCATAGGTGCGGCCGGTCTCGGTCTTGGGGCCGTTGAACCCACCACGCCCCAGCAGCTGGTCCAGCTCACGCTGGCCGAAGCGGGCGACAAACGCGGTCTCGGGACAGTACGGCATGGCTTACTCCTGGCCGCTGGACAGCTCGGCGGTGATGGCTTCAAGCACGCCCTTGCGGGCCTTGCCGGCGGCCTCGGTCTCGCTCAGCACCTGCAGCGCATCGGCGTCCAGGCCCTTGATGGCCTCGGCGACTTCGCCCACGTTGCCAGCCAGCAGGCCATCGGCCCAGGTGTCGATTGCACCCTCACCGGCGCCATTGCCGGCGGACGGGTCGGCGGCATCGGCGCCATCCACCGGCAGAATCACGCCGGAATCAAGGAGGCGCTTGGCGTCCACCATGGCCAGGGCCACGATATCGTCAGCACTGCCGCCGCGGTGAGACTTGCCGGCAGCTCGCACCGAGTGGCCGTCCTTCACCTGATACAGCTTCTTTTGTTCGTTCATCGTCATATGCCTTTGGTTTGGAGAAAGGCCCGGGGTTACCGGGCCCTCCTGATACCTCATGCCGCGTTGTCCCAGCGTTACGCCGGGTCTACGGCGTTCTCAACGAAGAACCCGGCATCTGCGGCGGTGACAATCTCGCCCACCGACTCGCCGACGCGCACGCGGATGGAGCCGCGCAGGCCGGTGACCGGCTCGGCAATCTGGCCAGCCACACGGCCCTGCCACTGGGCGGTGATGCCAAAGCTCATCTGCGGGCTGCGGGTGTTGGCCAGCGGGTTGATGTGCAGGAACGCGGCGTGGTTGCCCCAGGCGCGGGTCATGGCGGCAACCTGGCCCGGCTTGGCGGTATTAACGAACGCCTCACCGATCTGGATGCCCTGCAGCTCCAGCAGGTCGGCCAGCTGCTGGCGTGCCACGTACCCGCCGGTCGCAGCGTTGCCGCCCGATGCGTGCACGGCTGCCACCACCTTGGGGTGGCTGCGCAGGCGGTCATACACCTTGCGGCTGAAAACGGCCGTATTCGGGCGCACCAGCATGCCGCTCAGGGTGTCCAGGATGTACTCCACCGGGTCAGAATCCGGGTCATCCCAGAATTCACCGGTGGTCAGGGTGTCTTTGTTGCCGGTCGGGTAGGTGGCGCCGCTGAACACCAGCTTGGCCACGCGCACCTCACGATCCAGCAGGATGAGGTCGGTCAGGCCCTGGGTGGCAACGCCAACCGGGTCAAAGCCCTGCGGGGCACTGGCAATGTCGTCATTCGGAATGACGTCATCCAGGCCGTAATCGTGCACCTGGCCCGGCTTCT